AATGTGTAGTTAAAGTTTTTACTGTTTCAGTAGCTGTCGCATCCCTAATAATAACTTGTAAATCTGTGTTGGCAAATATCTTGAAGGTGTAGTTAAAGGTATCGAGAGTACCATTACCTGCGTATGAATTCTTTACTGTAGTTGAAGATATTGTCATATTAGTTCCTCTATATTAAATTCTTTATCCTTTGTCTATGGTTTTAAAAAGAATTCTTGTCCAGTAGATTTCTTAGTATATCCTTCTAATCTATCAAAATATCCTGGATCTAGCATTTCTTTTATATGATAACCAATTAAATAATTATAAGCTGGTCTTAAAAACCAAATATCTATAGGTGTATTTGCTTCAAATAATCTGTATGCTTTTAATCCTGCTTTATCAAATTTACCTTCAGCAGTATTTTTTAATACTTTAAATAAACCTTCAGCATCAGCAAATGCTGGACCAAGAATTGTAGATGCTGCACCACCATTTGATCTACTAATTTCTGCATTAAATAAATCAATATATATTGAACCACCACCCCCTTTAGCTAATGATGCTAATGCAGTTTTAGGATCTTTTGGATCTCTAGGTTCTTTACCCATAAGCATATCTGCAACTGATAAACTCGCATAACCGAACATAGTTCCAAGAACTGTATAATATGCTAATGCAGGTATGAATGTACTAACTTTTATATTTTCACCAGAACCTTTAGCTAACAATTCTAATTTTCTTGTATAAACAGTAGTTGGAAAAGATTTAAATTTTGTCATTAATCTTAATAATAATCCAGCAGTTGTACCTCTTTCAAATCCTTGATTTAAAATAGATCTTTCTCTAGCACCAGGCTCTAAAACTCCATGATGAGTTCTATCATATAAAAACATTCTCCATTTAGATTGAATGCTATCTCTGGTATCTTTTATTTTTTTATCTGATATTTTTTTTAATTTAGGTTGAGTTAGTTTTATATAAGAAACAATATCATCTTTTGAAATATCTTGTATATTTTCTACAGTTAATAAATCGTAATCTTCAAATTTTTTTAATGATGTTTTTCTCATCATATTCCAAATTCCATCATCAATACCATATAAACCAAAATTTATTTTTTGTTGTTCTGATAATTGATTCCAAGAATTTCTTCTTGCAATAATTCCATAATGATTCATCATTGCTAATAACATTCCAGATTTGAATCTTTGCATTAAAGAAGTAAATCCTGTATATTTATAAAAGTTTGCTCTGTAGTTTGCTAAAAAACCAGTTAATTCTTCTCTAATAACAGAATGTTGATTTAATGCTCCAATAAAATTACCAGCAAATAAATTAAATGGTTTTAATACTTCTTGTAATTGTTGTTTATTATTTGTTCTTTTTAATTCTTTAAAAATAATATTCATTGAATCAAACATATTCATGTCTTGATGTTTTATTTCTGTCATCATATTAGGAAGATCACCAAAAAAAGATGTTACAGTAATAGCTCCTAATTTACCTGTTTCTTGCAAAGCACCAACAACAGATCCTATTTTAGCTTGAACATTACCAGATCCAGCATTTATAGATCCATCTAATTCTTTAAATAATGGTTCTATTTGTTTAAAACTTAAATTTTTTGCAATCGTTCCACCATAATGATTTCTTAAAAGAGTAATAAGATTATCTATAGTATTTCTAGGATTAGTTCCTAATGCTGTCATTAAACCTACATCTTGACCAGCTTTTTCAAAACCCATTAAAAGAGATTCCATTAAATTTCCATGACCAAATTTTTGATCGTATTCGTAAAAAGATTTACCATCTTTAAAATTTAAAACTCTTTCTGCACTCGATCTGTTTGCAATATTCATTGATCCAAATTGTTGATTAGCATCAAGTGTTTGAATATGATGACCAGAAATAATATTATTCCATGCTTGAGATAATGCTTTGTCTGCATCTTCATCTTTAAATGTAGTATTATAATTTAATTTTGTTTTTATAAATTCTATCCAAGCAGTTTTATGTGCTGGTTCATCTGTAATATTGTCTCCAGCAGCTTTTAACATTTTAGTGTCTATATGAGATTGTCTAAAAACATAACCTGGCATTCTTGATATAAAAGCACCTAAAGAATTTTTATGATCAATAATCATATCATTATATTCTCTAATAACTTTTGCAATTTGATAAGCATATTCATTATCATACAAAGGTGAATCTGGTGGTAGAGATCCACCTTCTTTTTTTATTTTAGATTTTTCAAAATCTGATAATCTTAAATAAGGATTATCCATAACTTCTTGAATAATTGGTAAGTGCATTTCTTTTCTATTAGCTAAATCTGTTAAACCAAGTTCATCAAGTTTTTGTTGAAATCCACCTTGATACATATTCTTAAAAAGAATTTGATAGTTATCTACTGATAATCTTGAACCTTTATTAGAAGCTGTAATACCACCAAGAGATGCTTTTATGCCATCTAAAGGTTTTCCTGGAAAATTTTCTATATTATTTGAAAATAATTGAAACGCTATTAATTTATCATTTAAAGCATTTCTTTTTTTTCTTAATGTATTTTTTTTTATTTCATCAGCTGTTTCTTGAGCTATTCTTTCTTCTGATAAATCTATTTCTTTTGCTAATCTTTTTTCATCTAATTTATTTTTAACTTTATTAAAAATTTCTGTTGCTTCTGATTCAGAAAATAAATCATTAACCGCATCTCTTATTTCTAATATACAATCTTTAGCACTCATTATAATCCTTTTTTAATTATACAAGAAACTCCAGCACGAGCTGCTTTTTTTAATTCATTTGTTTTATTAATTTCTTCATCAATAATTTTTAATTCAGAATCTATTTTATTAGAATATTTTTCTAAAATAGGAAATTGTTTTTTACCAATTTCTTCTATTGCAGAAAATTCTTCTGATATTTCATCTATTTGTTTTTCTAATGCTACAATATCATCTGTGTCAACAGTTTTAATTAAACTAGATTCTAATTTAATTTCAAAAGAATCTAAATTTGCAACTGGATTAAATCCAGCTTGTGGAACATCTTGTTTTCCAATAGATCTTAATTCAGTATTACTGTTTCTTAATAATTGCTCAACATCTGATATTGGATTTAAATTAACTTGATTTGCTCTAGGTTTTAATTGACCTTGTCTAATTTCAAAAGCATCTGGATTAGAATATATTGTTCTTAATTGTTCTAGTTTTCCCATAGTTTCTGAACTAACTGGAGAACCCTTTTCTCTAATTTTTTTTTGTTCAATTATAAAATTTCTAATTAAATTATTTTCACCTCTATCTTCTAAGACTTGAATTTTTTTATTTAAAGAATTAAGTTTGGCAATAAAAGGAATTAATTTTTTATCTTTATCTATTAAATCTAAATCTATTTCTTTTTCTTGTGCTTTTTTTAATTTTGTTTGTTGTAATTTTTTTTCTAAACTATCATATTGTTTTTTTAATTTTTGCAATTGTTCTTTTTCTTGTTTAGATAAATTTGATTGTATCTTTTCTTGAATTTTTTCTCTTAATTCTTTTACACCTTTTACATCTTGAGTTTTTGGTTGAGCTTCAACATCAAGTATTGCACCTAAATTTGCTTTTAAATTTGTTTCATTAATTTGTTTTATTCTTAATTCTCTATTTCTTTGTATTTTTGTTTCTTCAAGAAATGCAGCAGCATTAATTCTTTTACCTTGCATTAATTGACCAATAGAATATCTTATTAAATCATCTCTCATATCTACTGGAGCATTTTCAATATCATTATAAATATTTTCTCTTCCAGTATATTTTTTATAAACATCTCCAATTTTTCCAAATCCAACTTGTAAACTTCCACCAAGAAGTGAACCAAAAGCAATATTATAAATTGAATTCATTGCTCCATAATCTCTTTGTTCAGATAAAGCCATAGATGCTTCCACAGGTTCAAACAAAGTATTACCAACACCCCCTTCAATTAAACCTCTTCTAAATCTTGCAGATGTTTTTCCATATTTGCCAACCATTTGTAAAAATCTTGCTTGACCAACAACTGGAACAAATGATGATCCTAAATTAATTGGATCTGTAAAAGATCCACCTAAACCAGAAATAAAATAACTTGTTTTAGCAGCAATATTTTGTGGACCACGAGAAATAATATCTTGCTTCTTCATATCATCTAATCTTTTTTGAACAAGAATATCTACATATCCCTTTTTATGATCTTCCATAAAAGTTAATCCTATTGAAGAATATTTTTCATTAAGTTCTGCCATAGGAATAATTTCATCATCTACATAATCTGCATATGATCTTTGTATACCTCTTTTAATAGATTTGTATGGAGCATTATCTAAAGCTAAATCAAAAACAGTTCCTACTGTTTCTAACCAACCAGTAGGCATTCTATCTAATGCTGTAGCTCTTTCTTTTTCTGTAGAATCTTTAACAGATATGTTTAATCCTATCATTATGGTGACTCCGCACCTTCAAATTCTGCGCTTATAAAATTGTAAATATCTGTCATATCCATAATATAACTATTTCCATTTACATCTTTCATAGAAGAAAACTCTCCATCATAATCTAAAAAATTAATTGTTACATTTTCACCATTAATTTTCATTGGAGTAAATCCACCAAAAGATTCTTTTATACCAAACTTAATTCCTTTATTACCATCCATATACCAATGACCATTTTTTTTAAATAAATCTATAGTTTCTTGTTTACTTAAAAAATTTCCACCTTGACCAATAGGATCTACATTAAAGTTTTCTAAATTAATATTATTCCAATATAATTTAGTTTCAAAAACAGATGCTTTAGCTTCTATAAAATCTGATGCAACTGGTTTACCATTAACATCAGATGGAATATAAAATGTTTCATTTGAAACATTATAATCTCTTAAAAAACCTTCTGATAAAATATCAGCTGCATCTTTAATATTATCAAATTCATTTTCTAATATTCCTCTCATTGCAACATTTTTTATAGAAGTAATAGTTCCTTCTATATCTTTACCATATTCTCTTGAAACACCTTCTGGTTGATTAGAATAAATATTTGCAAAAGGAGCAAGATTTTCTCTTATTTTTTTTAATAAATTTTCTTCAATATTTTCATCATCAACTTTACTTCTAGCACTTTTCTTTTCTTCATCTGAAAGATTACCAAGAGCTGAATATTTTTGAATAATTGGATCATTAGTTGATATAGCTAAAGATATACCTCTTCCAATTTGTTTATCAATTTGTTGATTTATTAATGGCATTTTATCTCCATATAAATTTTTTATTTGTGAAATAACATTTAATTTTTCTGCTGAACCTGTTGTTCCTTGGATAATATCTTTTATTTCATTTACTTTATTTATTGGTAAATAAGTTCTATATTCATTTGGAATTTTTTGTTCATCATATTTTTTATCTAGTATTTGAACAAATGTTTTAAAATCATTAGGATTTGTTAATGATTCATTATATGCTTGATTTATTTTTGAATCATTATTTATAAAATATTCTGCTCCACCTTTTTCAATAATTGTTTGTCTTTTTTGTTTAAAAATACTTTCAGCTAAAGTTTTTGCTTTTTCTTGATCTTTAGGATTAACAAAAAATTTTTTTACAGAATCTTCTAACAAAGCAATAGTATCTGCTTGTTGTCCAAAAGGTGTATCTTTAATAATTTGAGAAACTGTTTGATTTAGATATTCTTCATTCATTTCTTGAATTTTATTTTGAGCAGAAATAATTGCTTTTTCTTTTTCATCTGGAATATTAGAATATAATTCTGGATTTTCTTTTAATTGTTGCAATAATCCCATTGGATTATTTTTTGCATTAACATCTAAAATTGTTGCATCTTTTATGTTTATTAAAAATTTTCTTTTTTCTTCTCTTACAAATTGATCTTCAATTTCACTAACTTTATTATCTATTTCTAAATTTACTTTAGCAGCATAACTAGAATCTAATCTAAGTCTTGTAGACATAGATGAAGCAAAAGTTTCAAACTGTTCTTGATTTTTATTTTCTAAATTATTTCTAGCTGTTTTATTTAAAGCTAGTAATGTTGAACTTTTGTTGCTTTCAAATTTTTGTAACCAAGCATTTTTAGTAAATTTAGATTCTCCAGCTAATCTTGTATTTAAAAAGTTTTGTTTATATGCTTCTGTATCTCTTTGAAAATTATTTGTAGCATCTGTTGGATATGGATTGTTTTTATGTTTATCAAATATATTATAAAGTTCATTCCAAGATTCATTTTCATATTCTGCTGATTTTATTTTTGCTTCTTCTTGTTTTTCAGCAATATAATATTTAGCAAGAGCAGATTGAATTTCTCCAGCAACAGTTGGAATTGGAGCTTGAATTGTAGTTTGAACACTAGGTGTTTCAGTAGTGATTTGACCTCTAGCTGTATATGTAGGTATCTTAGGCATTATGGAGCTACCACCAATCCTTGATCTCTTTTAGTACCAAAAGCAGTACCTTGAGACATTGTTAATAAACTTGTTCCAGTTTGGAATGCAGTTCCAATCTGAGCCATACGAGCTTGTTGTCTAGCAAACTCACCTTGTATTCTAGCAAAGTTAGCTTCTTCAAACTTTCTTGCTTGACCAATTTTAGCATTATATTCTAAAATATCTTTTTCTAATTCAGCTTGTTCAGCATTATATCTCATTACTCTTAAACCAGAACCAGATAATTCTGCACCAGATTTTAATATTGCTGTTTTAGTTTCACCTTGTAATTGTTGAAACTGTTGATCAAATCTTGCAAGATCTAATTCTAATTGTTTTTCTATTTGTGCAGCTTCTTGTTCTGCAACTAAAGCATTACGATTTTGAACAGCTTGATTATATTTACCAGCTGCTCCTTGCTGCTGATATTGAGCTGCACCTAATGCACCGACTACTGCCATCTGCCAACTCATTAGAATATCCTCGCATACATATATTGATCTGAACCATCAAAACCAAATTTTTTCATTAATCCTTCTTCCTCTAATCCTAACCATTTAGCAAATTTTAAACCAGTTGTATAGTTTGCTCTTACAGCAGTTTGAACTCTATTGATATTATTTTCTTTTGCAATACGAGCAAAATCTTTCTTAATAGCTTTAGCAACAAGTAAAGGATGCTGTAAAACTTTCTCTGTAGCAATCACCCAACCTTCTGCAACACCATTCCAAATAACTTTCATACCCGCTGCAAAGATAGGCTCACCATCAATCATACCAGTAAATGCTAAGTTATCTTGTTCTAAATTCATTGGATCTCCTTCAAACTCCATATCTTTATCCATCAATACATGATTCATTCTTTGCTTCATAATGTACTGACCATGTTCTCCTTTATACTTAACAATATTTAAAATGTTATCCATCGTTTGTTTGAAGTTTAGGATATAAAGATAATATTGTTAAAGGTAAAGGTTGATCTTGTCTAACAAAGATAAATCCATCAGTTTCATAATTACCTCTGAACTCTACTTCTTTATCTCCTGTAAATACTCCAACACCACTATCCATTAAATCTGCTGAAGATCTAAATGGTATTCGTTCCATGTTGTTTAAATCTGGTCCAACTTCAACTCCCAAAGATTCATAGAGTCTAATTGTTATTTCATAAATTCTTTTAGTCTTACTTTGAGATGTGCCATTCTGTGAACCAGCATCCAATCTCATTGTTTGTAATAAAGATGTAAATCCTAATCCTACTTTAACTTTACTTGCTGATCTATTTAAAGTGATCTCACCACTTGATACTACTTTATCTGGATGTGTTGCACCATCTGCTAAGATCGAAACAGTTTGACCTTCAAGGTGTGATAAACCAGAAAGTGTTGTAACAGGTGAACCATCATAAGATAATTGTGAATCTAAAAAGTTAAATGAAGTATCATCTGTTTCATCAAAATTTAAATTGTGAATGTATTCAATATATCTTTTGGTTGCACCATTGATTGTTCTTTTAACAATAACCCATGTTTGATATTCAGAGTTATCAGTAGGAATCGTTGCTACACTTTCGCATACTGCGTTACCACTACTAAATGATCCACCAAATATATGTCTATGCCAAGCAACTACTTCTTGTTCTCTTTGATAAGTAAGTCCAATAAGTTGACCATCGTTTCTTGCACACCAAATAATTTGATTGGGTTCTTGTTGATATGATAGTTGTTTGAATCCACCTTCAGAGATATGCTCGGCAAGGATGGTAAGATCTGGAGCTACATAACCATCTACATCAAAGTTGTAAGCGAGTTCTCTTAATTTTCTTTTAGCTCTTTGCAAGAATAAAGTTGCGTTGCCAACAGCAAGTGCGTCTACATTTGCAGCACCATTGTTAGATTGTTTTTTAATTAGAATATTTGTAGGAGTAATTGCAATATCTGTACCACCACCACTAACTGCAAACTCACCACCAGCTGTACCAATAATTAAAGTTCTTGTTGCTGTCATAAAACGAATTGCGTTTACTTGGTTCGATGCAATCGTATAAATAATAGCATCATCATCTGCTACTGTACCATGATAGTTATCATCCATGTTTTCATAATCTCCAGAAACAGAAAAGAATAATGTTTGCGGTTGAGATAAGGTTGCGGCAAATACCAATCGTTGTTCAAAAAAGGTTACGCAAGAAGGATGACCTGTAGTGTCAGAGAAAGATCCTAAAGCAAAATCTGTATCTGCGGAACCAGAAGATGGAGCAACAACACAAGTTGCTACAGCAACTGTTGTAGAGGTTATTGAAGTAATTTTATAATGACCTTCTTTAAAATGTACGAGTCTACCAACATCTGTAGATAACCAACCTTGATCATTATTAACACCTGTTGTAGATGATAAAGTTAAGTTACCAGAACTTCCAACTGATGTATGACCAGCAGTTAATGTCGTAGTAGAAATATTGTGATCCATGAATGGACCATTTTGAAAATCAACTTCAGTAAGTGTCCAGGCAGTATGACCTGTTCTTGATAGCTTTCTTACTGCATGATTAGGATGACAGATGTACATGACATCCGCAGATTGTGCATATTTAATATCAAATAATTCTGCTTCTAAGTATGGTGAACTTATTTCATAAGCTGAACCACCCGATAATATTTGACCATTGTCTTTATAGAATCTTATATACTGATCACCAAACTCAAGTATGTAAGTTTGTGTTGTACTAAACTCAAAAGGAATAAGTCTTGTTTCTTTAGAACTATCTTTTACTTCAGCTACATATTGTGTGCCACTTCTTCTTGCTGCACTACCATGAGGATAGACAACCATGTTTTCTAATGTCTTACATCCTGTGGAATATTTAGCTAGATCATTACGACCATCAAGTCTGGGTGATAATTCACCACCAGTAAAATTGGTTAATTGTACCGCAACTCTTGCCATGGGTTAGTACCTTGCGTTAATAAATGAAGAAGCTCCAATCACATCTGATTGACCATTATCTGGATTTGTATTTTGACCTTCAGTAGCATCAACAAATCTTGCTTCTTTTAATTTATCTTGAAACAAAGTGTACATATTGGAAGCGGTTGGATTCGATGAAGTTACTGCATAAGCAATGTCAGCAGCAAGTGCAGCTGATATAGTTTCTCTTAATAGTTCATCATATTGATTTGGATCTTCAATTCTTGCAATGTATTGTATTTTAACTGTGGAATGATTTGCTACAATCTTTCTACCTTCAATCTTATAATCGTAATCATAATTTAAAATCGTAATCACTCTCAAACAATCCGCAGGTAAAGTAAACTGATAACTAAAACCCCATGAAGGTGTTTCTGTATCTCTTGCAAGTTCAACTCTTTTGATTAAACAATTCCAAGGATGAGATCTAAATAAACTATCTCTTACTTGTGTGTATCTTGCGTTGCAAAGTCTTGCGTTCTTTGAATCTTCTGTCAATGATAATATGGTTGACGCACCAAGTTGGTTTAATGCTCCATTACAAATGTCTACTACTGATGCCATATTACTTCCTTATAATATACTTTCTTCTAATCTGTCTATCTTTTTCTAATGCAAATAATTCTTTTTCAGTTCTTTCTAGCTTTGCATCGAAACCATAATGCACTTTACCTGTATTTTTAAACCTGTCTACCAATACATATCGATAAACATAACTCCCTTGTTTAAAATGTAATATTGTTTTTAAATCTTTTATTTGTTTCATAATGATAGATGGGGGATTGCTCCCCCACCTAATAATAAGCAATTACGCTTCGTATGCTTGGATTTTAACTACTTTGTCTTCTTCCATTCTAGTCGCACCGAATGCAGCAGAATAGTAAACTTGAGTAGCATAACCTTTGTCAGCTCTTTCATCGATTCTAGCAGTTGAATCTTTACCAACAGCTAAAGCGATTCCATCACTTACGAAAGCAATACAATCTCTAATGCTTGAAGCAACAGCTAATCTGTTAGACACGATGAAATTAAATCCTAAGAAAGTATTAATATCACCTTGTGCTAATGCTTTAACTGTATTGAAATCACTAGAAGTCACTTCAGTAGTTCCTAATAGATCTGTGATCTGTTTTGGAGATACGATAATGTGTCTTGGTAGTGAAGGATCAACATCAGCTAAGTCAATGATTTCTTTTGCTTCTCTCAACTTAGCAATAGTCATACCAGTTGAACCAGCTTCAGCTATAATTTGAGATGCAGGTAGTGCAACCGCAGTTCCACCAGCTACACCAGTATCAGCTGAACCAGTAGCAGCAGTAATGATAGCATCATCCATTGCTCTACCCATTGCATAAGCAGCAGCTAATGCGTAAGTAGAAGTTGGATCTACTAACATTCTTACTTTGTCAAGATCATCGATAAGATCTGCAAACTCGTAATCAACCAATGAAACTCTTCTTCTTGAGTGAGGAGTATCAGATTGTGGAGTGTCTGAATGTCGAGTTGATCTGACAGTTGCTGTTACAGAACCTACTTGGTCGAAGAATGCGTTCTTACCTGTAACAGACTCAAGTCTCACTTTATCTCTTAAAAGTGATCCTTTTTGTTGTGATAGCATTTGGATGTTAGAACTATATTGTTCTACAAATGCTGTAGTTATTTGAGTTG